TTCACCTGCAAACACTGTTACTTTGCCCAGCGGAATGCCTTTGTTAAAGTCTCCACTCAGCAGTTTGTTTAGTGTATAATTTCCTGTTGAGATCCATGTATCAGGATCCCTAAATCCGCTACTGAGCCCAGGTACGCTCTTAGTAATGCTTTTGCGGAATTTACTTACGTCAAAAGGTTTTGCCATCTATTTCTCCATAAAGCCACAGTAGGCGACTAGTTGCCGCCTACTTTAATTATTGTTGATTAATTGCTACGATTGCGAATTGCTGCCAAAATATCTTGCGCACTGGGTTTATCACCTTCTTCGCTTGCAGGAGCTGTTGCCGCTGCCGCTGCCGCTACTGCTTCCTGTTGTGCAGGTGGAGTAACTGGAGTTGGTGCCGCTTCTGCTACTGGAGCAGGTGCTGGTTGTGCAACACTTTGTGCCGCAGGTTTTGGCGCTGAATTGTTTGGCGCACTGTTGGCAGTGTCAATTTGTACACCAGCTGGACGATAGAAGTTACCGAACAGTTCTGGATCATACATTTGACCGTCAACACTTGCTTCAAACATTTGACCAATTGCAGTCAATTCAGCTTCAGTTGGCTGTTTAGGAAGAAAATCATTTAGGTTAAACAGCCCGTGAGCTTCAATTGCTGCACGTTCATTGCTGTCTAAACTACGCTCTCTGCGAGCCCAACTTGATGTGCTGTAATCAGCATATTGACCTTTAGTAGTCTTGGTAAGACGGAAATCAGTACCTTGTTCAATATCAGTCGGAAGTTCAACAAAGTCACTGTCCATTAACGCACCTTTGATAATATTAAAGATACTAGGATTAATAATAAACCTACGAATTGGATTGTCAGGAGTAGTATCTTCTTGTAGACTGTTTTCAGCTACAAATCCTTGAAACACATAACTGCGTTTTTTCCAATACTTACGACCCATGTCTTCTAAGTTAGGATCTTTAAACCAGTTGCGTACTTCTGCAAGCACTGGGCAACTGCCCACTGGACCCCACATTTCGTTACATGGAACGTTTACAGTAACACGACGACTGTTGGTATCGCCTTTTACGCCTGCAAACTCCAAACGAATCATTTGACGCTCACGCCAAAAGTAAGTATTACTCGAATCACCGTCTGGTAAGAAACGAATTACACTTGTTGAATTTTCTCGGATATTCCAAAATGGGAAGATAGCGTTATCGCCACCTGAGCTAGATCCGCCTCCGCGGTTTTCTTGTTGTTGTAATTTTGCACGAATTTCTGCCAATGTTGCCATAGTATTTCTCCTATATTTTGCCTATGTTTATGCCTAAGTATGCCTTTGTGACCACTTATGTAATCACTATTATATGTGTATTTTGTGAGGTTGTCAACTAAAAAGTTTATCGAAATCGTATTTTGTAAATGCGCCTTCAAATGTTTGTTCATAGTTCTCACTGGGTACACTGATTGTTTCACTTGCTGCTGATTTCAACTTAGGCATCAATGTTTTAATAGCACTTACTGCTTGTTTTAACATAGCACCATCTTTAATATTGTCAACCTCATCATTGAATCTTGCAAGTAATACACTCAACTGATCCTGATCTTTGCCGCCATCAATGACGCCACTTAGATATTGTGCAATTGCACCAAGTTGTTGTTGGATTGGATCTCCAACAAGTCTCTTGCTTACCATTGGATTTTCAGGATCATTCTTGATATCAACACCTTTGCGTAGTCTAACAGTATCCATTCCGAGGATAGCATTAGCTAGGCTATTCAGTGTCTCTTTTGCAAATGCATCACGTTCTTTGATGGCTTTCATCTCTTTAACTAATGCATTTACATACGGTAGCGCATCATCTAGACTTTCGTCAAATGTGCGTACTGTAAACTGGTTACGAAGTTTTGCACGATCTGTTTCATTGATCTTAACTTCTTTTGCTTCAAACTTTTCTTTGGTTTCGTTATAACACTTACACCCTTTGAGTTTGTTAATTCCTTCTCTGATACTAGCAATACGTTGAGAGACTGCTTCTACGATTTCTGCTGTATCTTCGTTTACCAAACCATTGCGCTTACTGTAGTTGGCAAACTCTTTAAGTTTTTTAAGTTCTACAGTTTGTTCTTGAATGTGTTGTCCAAATGGATCATGTGGGTTGCCACCTTCTTTAACATGACGTAGCATTGCTCTGCCGCCTGCTAAATTGTTTGTTGGCATTTTGAAACGTTCACCTTCTGCATTCTCGATATAAATTGCACTGATGTTTCTGCTTCTGCTTCCACGTGATTCTTCGTTCACTGGTTTTGTGTGTTTAATAATAAGTTTAGCACTTTCTAGCTTTTGATAACTGCTCTTGCTAGTTCCGTATGCTGCACTAATACCTTCTTCAATTTTCATGTCTCTCACCTTTTGCGCTTGGTAATCTTGGTCTTTTGGTTCAATGTGTTTTGTAAAACTTTTTAATGTATATTCTATTACACTTTGATTTGCTAGATTTTTTAATTGTTCTAGTGTACGTCTGAATTGATCGATGTCAGTGTTTTGATTAACACTTACACGTATTTCTCTTGTACTATCAGTTTCGTCAAGATTGATCATAGTGCCTAGATCTTGAATATAAAATCTTCTTGCACTATTAGGATCAACAGTATGCTCGCCCTCATCCGTAAACAACTTCAAATTATGTCCGTTGCCTTTGAGAATCTTAAACATTTTTTCAGATACTTTATCGCTGCTAATCATATCAATTCCTTTATTATATTTATGTTAGAAACACAAAAGGCATAGGATCCACAGCCTCGTCGTCACTAAAACTATCTTTTAATTCATCGTAGGCGCTTTCATCATACTGCGCTACTTGTTGAGCAATACGTACTACCAGCACACATGCCATTACTAGATCATCTGTTTCACCATCTTTAGCACTAAAACTACTGCCTCTGGCAATAAATGTTTTGATCTCTTTAAGTAGCGCACTACTTGCAATTTCCATTTTGTCTGTTTCAACCCAAGTCTTAAGTTTACTACATGCGGCTAACTTGCTTTTGTTTGTGGTAGTGAAACCTTTTCTAAAGCCTCTGTTTGCACTGCGTGGTTGACTAATCAGTGTACCTGGAATATTATCTTCACCTAATTCTGCAATTACTACCAATGCCGCTTCGCCTAGTGTATTATTTTCAACACTCCAATATATTTCACTTTCAGGTGCTTCTTCCTGTATTTCTAATAACATTTGTCTTAGTATACGTATCTGATCAGTAATGGGTGTTTTGTTGTGCATCCATTCTGCTACTTGACGCATACCTGGTAGTTCATATATTTGTATAGCGGCATTGTCTCCACCCGTTCCTAAACTTGGATCCAGTCCAGCAATGTATGTTCTGCCTTTAACAATATTTTTATACCAACGTACTTGTCCTGTACGTCTGTGTATGTCTTTGCTTTCCATCATTGCTAGTTTTAGACTGCTAATCAATGTTTCATCATAAGCAATAAATTCATTTAAGTGTTCGCGACGAAATCTTTCTTCGCCAATTTTTCCCTGTTCTTGATCTGCCCACTCTTGATCTCTGTCTGGGTGTGCTTTCCAATCAGCACTGTATGCCTTAAATCCGTTTTTACCAATTTGTTTTTCAAATCCATATTCGTCTACTGTGTTACAAGCAGCTCTCCAAATTTGTGCAAACTGATCATCGTCCTGATTTGGTGTACTAGTAATAATACATTTACCACCTGTACTAAGTGTTGGACTAAGTGATGTCCAGAACTCTCTGGCAATTGTAGGACGCACAAATGCAAACTCGTCCAAGTATGCTAGCGAAATACTTAAACCACGACCAGTGTTTTCTGTTGTTGCTTGTGCAATAATACGTGATCCGTTGTCAAACTCCAACGATCCTTTGTTATATGCTGTTACACCTGCACGTACATGATCTGGTAATAGTTCGTATGCAAATCTAATACGTTGCATAATCTCTTGAGCACCACTGTATTTGTGTGCTGCGATAAGAATTGTTTGATCAGGTACATACATAGCATACCATAGCAAGTATGCCGCTGCCGCTGTTGACTTACCCATTTGTCTACTAATTAATGCTATACTGTATCTGTGACCGTGATAAGCATCTAGTAAGCCTTTTTGAAAGTCAAACAAATCAAACTTCATTCTGCCTTTGACAGGATGTTGTATCCATACAAAGTTTTCAATAAAATATTGAGGGTCCTGCGTACACTTAACGATTTCTTCAACTTGTTGAGCTGTAAACTTTTCTCGTTTGTACGGGCTTTTGATTAAATTGGTATCTACACTCATTGTAGTAGTACTTATCTATTAAAAAAAGAGCTATGTCTCCATAGCTCTAGTTTATACCTGTAATTATATTGATGTTGTTCCTGCTAACATTTTAAGTCTTGAAAGATCTGGATTGGTATTTTCCATCTCGCCTGGTTCAGAACCTTCAAGGTGTGCTCTACCATCTTCTTGCATACCTTGTTCACTGAACGATACTTCCATACCAATCATGTCACTGATAGCTTTTTCAAAACCGCTATCTGTATAAATTGTCCAAGGACCGTCGTGCATAACAACTACTTCAAGATAACCTGAATTTTCAGTTACTTCGTAGTCAGTGA